AATCAATAAACATCTGAAAATTCTTAAAACTGAACTCAAGACATCTGATGAAAATCAAGATTGGAAAGCTCGTTTGAATAGGATTGAAGGTATCATCGGAAAGGTGAAATGGACCGTAGAAGAATCACTTGATGAAGCAAAAGGCAGTGATTGTACTATTCAGAATGATGGCAGAAATAACATTGCTGTATGTATTGATGGTCTTTCATTTGCTGATGCTCGTAAGGGTACACGTGGCGCTATGATGAATATTAATGACTTTAAAAAGAAAGCTAAAGTTGCTTGGGCTGATGCTAAGGGTAAACCTACTATCCCAGCTGTTAAGAAAGAGATCAAGGCATTAGGGGCTAAGAACTTCTATGCTAAATGGCAAGCGGATTCATCATCTTATAAAGACGATTCAGTACAAATCTGGTTCACTAAGTAACATGAAATGGGAACACCCAATAAATTAGAACCAGCTAAGGTATTAAACTATAGAGATAAACTACGCGCTAGACTACATGCGTTTTTCGATGGGTATATATGGGACGCAACTGATCCTACCCTTATAGCATTTAATGAAGCTCAGGGTATTACTGCCCTTTGGCATCCTGATGCACCTACTGCTGAATATTTTTTAGGTCAATTCATTGAAAAGGCCACTAGCGACTTACTAGGTAATGAATGGATATTAGATTACCCCAACCACTATTTATCTATTGATGCAAGCCACCATAAGATTGTAGCCCAACGTGGCATTAAAACTAAAGCTAATTACTTAAAGGGTGCTTGGGGTGATAAACGTAAAGTTCTTATAATTCAAACAAACAATACCTTCTCTACTAAGACCTCAACCCCAACTGAATCGCTAAGACTTGTAGTTCATGAGTATACCCATTCGGTTAGACTAGGATTAGAACAATACCCTGATTGGGAGACCTATAATCCTTTAGATTGGTTCCATAAAGATGTACTTGGGGATGATGGTCAACCTAACTGGCCTTTGGTCCATGAAAAGGTTTCTAATTTAGTATTACCCCCAGGCCTAGCTAAGTTAGGATATGGATATATTCAAGATGCAATGGATAAACTAACCGATAATCCAGCTTTCGATAGGGCTTCTGAAACCATACAATCATTCGTATGGAATGGCTTTATATCTAAACAATACCTAGAAGAGGTTGTTGCTAGGGGAACTGCTGATGTTTCAGTATCTAATGCTTTACATGATGACATAAGTTACTTGTTTATGCCAGGTATAGAAAATGTATTTTCTCAAAAGTTTATAGAAAAGATAAAACTGATGGCTTGGCCGCGGTTACCTGAAAATAAACCAGCCTTAATAAATATATTTAAAGGGGGTTCATTATGGGATTAATACCGTTACCCTCTAAAATAGATAAAAGAGCTCGTTTGAGAAACCATTTAAATGAATTCTTTAAAAACTTTAAATTAGAACCAGAAGGAGTTATTCCTTCATTCGATTATTTCTTTTCTACCTCTAATAAGTTTAATTCATTGGTAGAAGCCAAAGCCGATTTGGATAGTAAGATCTACTTTATTGTAGAGTCCCTTGATGATGGTGCTTATGTGTTAGAGTATCCACACTTCTATCTACCTATAACAACTGATATGCCTCAAATTATATTATCTAAATCAATTGATGGTTATAATGGACAATTCGCACCTAGAGGTAATTGGTTTAATATAAGTATGTCACCTATTGGTGGTACGTGGCAATGGTTTGGTACCCTTATACATGAATATGCTCATAAAGGTACCAGTTCAATAAATGAGATAGATAAAGTATCAAATCAATTAACAGGGATTTTACAAGAATATGGTGGGTTTTGGAATAGTTGGGATGACCTAATTACCGTTGACGAATCTGAATATGTAGAGGCTATTAAAAATAATAAGTTCTCTGAAGATTATATGACAGATCTGAACAGAATGGCTATTCGACAAGACTTTAGTATTGAGCCATATTCAGATGAAATAGCTAAAATAGACGAAACCCTTGTTCGGCTTAAAACTAATATTGCCGTGTCGAATAATTATAATAAGTTTGGCGATGTGTTTTATGATAACCACCCATTTACAGAAAGCATGGTGGTACTAATTGAAAAATTTGTATGGCCTGACAAGAAACTATTGATTATGGAAAAGAACAAATGATAGATTCATTTCTTATTGGGTTGTTACCCAAACGAAGAAACACTTGTCTCTTATGTGTTGATAAAAAGCAGCGTAGTGATAACCTTAAAGAAGCTACTGGGGGATGGACTGCCGCGGCAATTGAATTAGTGTATGATGATATATTAAGATATAATAAGCCTGGATTTGATTTTAATGCAAGTACAGTAGACTTTGATAATTTTAGGGCAGGCGTGCTTTGGTGGGCTGATAATGTAGCTGGTATGGAATCTGATTGGAGACAAGATGTTCTAAATACAGATAAGGACGGTAACACTGCCTATGGTTATACCCAAATAACTAAAGCCACATTACCTACTATGGCTAACTATTGGAGTAATTCAGTAGAAAGATATAATAGGGAAGGAAAATATGCATCTTATGGTGAAAGAACATGGCACCCTAGAACACCAATAAGTGCAAGATTAGGTATATTAAAAACACCAGATTGGGTAGAGGAATTAAAGGATGAATCAAAGGATCATATTGAATTAATTAATGCATTAACTTATGACCAAGTAATAGCATTAACTATTGTTCATGCTAAGGCTAAGAGCGCTGATGAGGATTGGGTAGCTCTTCAAAGTGGCAATGAAACTTCGTGTAAGACTCTATACGATTATGGTCATCACACAGCACCAGATGCTGCTACTAATAAGAGATCAAAGGAATTCTTTATATGTCAGAAGAACTCAAAACCTACATCTTCATGGTTTAGTGTTTTTGATTGATATAAATAAGACTATATAACAGGACTAGGTATGGCTAAAGTAACTAACAGGAACGGATTAATAGATCACGCAATGAGAGCATTAGGTGCTCCTGTGATTGAGATTAATGTAGATGAGGATCAAGTAGAAGATAGAATTGATGATGCGTTACAGTATTATCAAGAGTATCATTCTGATGCTATTATCAAGACATACCTTAAACATCAGTTATCGGCTGATGATATTGCTAATAGTTTCATTACAATTCCTGATTCAATAACATCTATTACTCGATTACTAGACTTTGGTTCTGGTTCAGTTGAGAAGTTCTTTGATGTTGAATACAATATGAGACTTCAAGATATGTATTCATTCAATACAATGGCCAATTCTAATGTAATTGATTACTCAATGAGAGCTCAAAACCTAGCATTGCTTGACCATGTTATTAACTCTACTGAGTTACTTAGATTCAATAGACATATGAATAAGCTTCATATCGATGAAGGATTTGGCGATCTACAGGTTGATGATTACATTGTTGTTGAGGCTTATCAAATTGTAGATCCTCAAACGTACACAGATGTATATAATGATATGTTCTTAAAGAAATATGTAACTGCATTGATTAAGAGACAATGGGGTACTAACATGAGCAAGTTCGAAGGTATGCAATTGCCAGGTGGAGTTACTATGAATGGTCTTCAAATCTATCAAGATGCTGTAGAAGAAATTAACAAATTAGAAGAAGAGATGCAGTTAGCTTGGCAAATGCCAGATGACTTCATGATGGGATAGAGATATGAATTCATCTATAATATTGGACAGTTTAGTGGGGCATCTAAATAACGGATTTGGCCATACATCCAACTCTACGCAAAGGGATAGAGAGTGGAATATAATCAAGGATGCTGCTGCTAATGTAGATATTAATATTATCAATCCAGGCTCATGGATTAATAATGCAAGTCCAGTTGTTTCTATGATATCTAAGCATATTGATAAATGGCACCCACATACTGGGGCCAACTCAGATTTAATTGCTCATTATGGGCAATCATTAGTATTGGCACAAGCTTTTGGTGCTAATGCATCCACAGGCATTGGCTTGGCTGTGGAATTGTTTGATGGTTGGGTTGAATGGTGGGGCAAAGAATCACGTAAAGGTGGTGCTGGCTATAGTAATGATGATCTGGCTGCAGATCTAGCAGGTGCATACGGATACACTCCATCACAAGCTCTTGCCGCTGGGTTGTTAACACATACTAGTGCTGAAGAGTTAGATAACGACTATTTCTTGGATGGTAATACGGGCTTTCTTGACAATATTCATAAGCTTTGGGATTTGTGGGATGCTGATGTAACAGACCAAAGCGCTGCTGATAAGGCCGATGCTGAAACCATGATGGATAGCTTGATGACCAAATTACAAGCCAGCCTTAGTGGGTATATTGTAGCAGGCTGGAGAAGTTATTCGGTGGTGTTAGCATCAAGTGAAGCAAATGCGCAGGATGGTCTTGGATATAAAGGTGATGTATGGTCTGGTATCCATGACGTCAACAACGAGAATTTATCCACTGGGTTTAGCATGGTTGATGCTTACGATGTTGATCAAACCTGGATAAGCCGAGCAGTAACATTAACGTGGCCAGCAAGTGAGTATGTTTCGGTTATTACTCATGACGCTAATAAATTAAACATGATAGTTTCAGTGCCTGCTGGGTCAGCTGCAATATCATTTGACCCACAAATTTCAAGCAACCTGACCAAGGCATGGCCTGTTGCAGTTTCTTATAGCGTGGTGAATTGATATGGCAACTTCAGTATACTTTTCAGGATCAGTAAAATCAGAGCAGGAGCTTTATGAAGATTTAATCATAGAGTCAATGCAGATTTATGGCCAGGATATTATATACATACCAAGACAAGAGATATCTAAAGATGATATACTAAACGAATCATATTCTAAGTTTACGGACTCTTACGTTGTTGAAATGTATATTGAGAATGTAGATGGGTTTGAAGGTGATGGGGATTTACTAGCTAAATTTGGTTTAGAGATTAGAGATCAGGCAACATTCATTGTTGCTAAGCGTCGTTGGGAAAAACAGATTAATAAATGGACCAATACAGGAAGACCTATGGAAGGGGACTTGTTATACCTTCCTATGTCTAAGAGTTTATTTGAGATTAAGATGGTTGAGCATGAAATGCCATTCTATCAATTACAGAATGTTCCTGTATACAAATTACAAGCTGAATTGTTCGAATACACTGATGAAGAGTTCGATACAGATATAGACATGGTTGATAAGATAGAGACTCTTAATGCTACATCATATACATATACATTGGATAGTGGGTCTGGTGATTATTCTATAGGTGAGACAGTAACTCAATGGACCGGTGTGAATGATGCAACGGGAGCTCCTATTAACATTGAAGGCGAAGTAGCTGCATGGGAAGATACTGGTTTGGGTGGAAACTTAACAGTAGTATCATTAGTTACTACTGATGGTAAGTTCAGACAGCTGTATGTTGATCCTGATCCACTTAAAGCCATTGTTGGTACAGAATCCGGCGCTACATATAATGTTGCAGCAGCAGATAATGCAACCAATTTTAACAAAGATGAGTATGCACGTAATGATGAATTTGAAACAGCAGCAGATGACATCATTGATTTCAGTGAGACTAATCCGTTCGGGATGCCATAATGTTTAAGGACCACTTTTATAATTCAAGTACAAGACGTATGGTTTCAGTATTCGGAAGCATATTCAACGACCTATCTATTCAAAAAGTAGATAATACAGGTAAGCTATTACAAGAAATTAAGATACCATTAGCATATGGTCCCCGTCAGAAGTTCTTAAGCAGAACAAAAGATTTAGATGATACTAAGATAGCACTTAAATTACCACGCATGTCATTTGAAATTATTGATATGAGTTATGATGGCGCTGCTAGAATTAACAAGACCAAGAAGTTTGTTACTGTAGATCCCTTAGATAAAAAACATGTAACATCGTTAGGATCGCCTGCAGTATATAAAGTAGGGTTTGAACTTAATATTATGACAAAGTCTCAGGATGATGCATTACAAATATTAGAGCAAATATTACCTAAGTTTCAACCAGATTATACAGTAACCATTAAAGATATACCTACAATGGATATATCAAGTGACACTCCAATAATATTAACTGGAGTTGGGTTGAATGATGAGTATGAAGGTGATTTTTTAAGTAGAAGAACCATTGTATACACATTAACATTTGAAACAAGAATTAGATACTATAATGGTATTCAAGATCGAAGTGTTATTAATAAAACAGAAGTATATTACAAAGATACTGATTCCGGAGAGAATATGGAAGTGCAAAAAGTCGATGGTACTACTCTACCATATACGGAGACCATAGACTTTTTTAATTAAGGATACATTATATTATGAGTGATTTACAAAAAGATTATGATCATATCAGGGATAGCCTGTATGATTTGAGTGAGCAAGGGGAAGAGGCCATTGAACTAATGATGGAACTTGCTAGAGAATCCGAACACCCCAGGGCTTTCGAAGTACTTGGACAACTAATCAAACAAAAGGCAGACATCAACGACAAGTTGATGAAGCTACATAAATCCAATAAAGATATAAAACAAGTAGATCCATCATCCCCAGTACTACCTGGAGTTACAAACAATAATCTTTTTATTGGGTCTACTACAGATTTACAAAGAATGTTACAGGATGAGAAAGTGATTGATGGCGATACAGAAACCGGATAGTTATTTAGGTAACGCTCAAGTTAAACGTGACGGTGTCACACAAGAGTGGTCTAAAGAGGATATATTAGAATATCAAAAGTGTATGGATGATTCTGTATACTTTGCTATGAAGTATTGTAAAGTAATATCGTTGGATGATGGGTTGGTCCCATTTAAGTTATATGATTATCAAAAAGAGATGTTTAGACATTTTCAGGATAATCGATTCTCTATTGTATTAGCATGTCGTCAATCAGGTAAGTCTATATCTACAGTAGCATATCTATTATGGTTTGCACTATTCCACTCAGAACAAACAATTGCTGTTCTTGCTAACAAAGGTGCTACTGCTCGTGAGATGTTAACCCGTATCACTCTTATGTTAGAGAATCTACCGTTCTTCTTACAGCCAGGAACAAAAGCATTAAACAAGGGATCAATTGAGTTTTCCAATAACTCACGATTAATAGCAGCAGCTACTTCTGGCAGCTCTATTCGTGGTATGTCAATTAACTTACTATACCTTGATGAGTTTGCGTTTGTAGATAATGCTACGGAGTTCTATACAAGTACATATCCTGTTATATCAGCTGGTAAAACCACTAAGGTTATTATTACATCTACAGCTAATGGATTAGGTAACATATTTCAAAAGATATACGAAGGGGCATTGCAAGGTACTAATGAGTTCAAAGCTTTCCGCGTTGATTGGTGGGACGTTCCTAGTAGAGATGAAGAGTGGAAGAGGATGACAATCTCTAATACATCTGAGTTACAATTCGACCAAGAGTTTGGAAACAATTTCCATGGTACAGGCAATACACTTATTAATGCTGAAACACTATTAGCGTTAAAGGCTAAAGAGCCAATTGCTATTCAGAATCATGTTAGTATATATGAAAATCCTGTGGAAGGACATCAATACATTACATTAGTGGATGTTGCTAGGGGTAGAGGTATGGATTACTCTACGTTTAACGTTATAGATGTAACTGAGAAGCCGTTTAAACAAGTTGCTGTATTTAGAGATAATATGGTTAGTCCGTTACTGTTTCCAGATATCATATATAAGTACGCAAAATATTATAACGAAGCTTACGTGGTTATTGAAAGCAATGATCAAGGCGCTGTTGTTTGTAACGGATTATACTATGATTTAGAGTATGAAAATGTATTTGTTGAATCGTATACTAAGGCTAATGCTATCGGTATTACAATGACAAGAAAGACTAAACGAATTGGTTGTTCAACTATTAAAGATATACTAGAACAGGGTAAGTTAGAAATAGTAGATATGAATACAATTCAAGAGATGTCTACATTTATTGCTAAGGGTAATAGCTATGAGGCTGATCACGGAAATCATGATGATCTTATGATGAACCTTGTTATGCTAGGGTATTTTTCTACAACTCCTTGGTTTGCGGAATCCACCGACATTGATATGAAGGGTATGTTATATGCTGAAAAGGTAGCATCCATTGAAGCTGAGTTAATCCCTGTCGGGTCGTTTGGCGATTATCAGGAATACGATGAAGGGCCTCAGTGGGAAGTGTGGAAAGGCTAATACTTATAAATAACTATATTGAATATAAACGTATTATGAATAAACTTATTACATCTTTGATTAGGAGAAGAAAACAATGGCATTTCTAGTATCACCTGGAGTACAGGTAAAAGAAATCGATTTGACTAATGTTATCCCTGCAACATCTGCGTCTATCGGAGCAATCGCTGGTTCATTCCAGTGGGGCCCAGCTGATACGATTATTACAGTAGGATCAGAAAAACAATTAGTTCAAATCTTCGGGCAGCCGAATGATGACACATTCAGCACAGTATTAACAGCAACACAATTTTTAAGTTATGGTGACTCGTTACGAGTTGTAAGATCGGTTGGAGCGTCAGCATTAAATGCTGCATCTGGCGGAACTGGAGTACTACTAAAAAATGATAGTGAGGTAGAATCTTACTCAGGAGCTGCATCAATTGTAGCTAAATATCCTGGTGCGATTGGCAATAGCCTTGGAGTTGAAATTTGTGTAGACTCTGTAGGATTTGCAGCTTGGAATTTTGCTGGTGTATTTACATCAGCACCTGGTACATCTGATGGAGCTACAGCCGTTGGCGGTTCTAACGATGAGATGCACGTAGTTGTAGTTGATTATACAGGAGCTATTACTGGTACAGCAAATACTGTATTAGAATCTTATGAATATGTTTCACAAGGATCTGATGCTTTTGCTTCAGACGGAACTTCTAATTACTGGATTAACGTAATCAATAAAAGATCAAGATGGGTAAATGTGCTTAATGCACCTACTACAATCTCTACCTCGGGTCTTACATTAGCTGGTAGAACATTTGATACTATTATTGATGGAGATCCTGATAACTTATCAGGCCATGATCTATCTGGTGGTGTTGATGATAACGTATTAACAACCGGTGAAATTATGATTGGTTTAGATATGTTTTCTGATCCAGAGACTGTTGAGATTTCATTACTAATGAACGGTTCTGTTATGGCTGGTTCTGATGCAACTACTGTTGCTAATAAGATGATTTCACTTGCTGACTCTCGTAAAGATTGTGTTGCATTTGTATCTCCTCCAATTGGAGCTACAGCTAATAATAATGGGTCTGAAGTTACTGATCTCAAGACATGGAGAAATACATTAACATCTTCTTCATATGCTTTTGCTGATTCTGGTGCATTGTACGTATACGATAAGTATAACGACAAATACCGTTGGTTAGCTGCTTCTGGTTCTATGGCTGGTTTATCTGCTAATGCTGATATGGTTGCTGATGCGTGGTTCTCTCCTGCTGGATTTACTCGCGGTAACGTAAGAAATGTTACTAAGTTAGCATTTAATCCTAAGCAAGTAGACAGAGATGATTTATACAAGGTAGGTATTAACCCTATCGTTGCATTCCCAGGTGCTGGTACAGTGCTATATGGTGATAAGACTTTACAGTTTAAAGCATCTGCATTTGATAGAATCAACGTACGTAGATTATTCATTACTTTAGAGAAAGCAATTTCACGTGCTTCTAAAGCGTCTTTATTTGAATTCAATGATGAGTTCACTAGAGCACAATTTAGAAATATGACTGAACCTTTCTTAAGAGATATCAAAGGACGTAGAGGTATTACAGACTTTAAAGTGGTTTGTGATGATACTAACAATACTGGTAACGTAATCGATACTAATCGTTTCGTAGCTGATATTTACATCAAGCCTGCACGTTCTATTAACTTTATTACATTAAACTTCATTGCTACTAGAACTGGTGTTGAATTTAGTGAAATTGCTGGAGGTAACTAATCATGGCGATTTTAGGCGTAGACGATTTTAAAGCAAAACTAACCGGTGGCGGTGCAAGAGCTAATTTATTCAAGGCAACTTTAGGTTTCCCTGGATATGTTACTGCAGATGTTGAACTAGCTTCATTTATGGTAAAGGCAGCGTCTTTACCAAGTTCTGTAATATCACCAATCATGGTTCCGTTCCGCGGCAGACAATTACAAATTGCTGGCGATAGAACATTCGAACCTTGGACTATTACAGTTATTAATGATACTGGTTTTGATGTACGTAATGCATTCGAAGAATGGATGAACGGCATTAACCAACATAACGCTAACACTGGTTTAACTAACCCTAACGATTACATGTCAGACATGATCGTTGCACAGTTAGACAAAGATGGAACTGAAGTTAAATCATACAACATCAGAGGTTGTTTCCCAACTAATTTAGGTGCTATTGAAGTATCTTATGACACTGAGAATACAATTGAAGAGTTCACTGTAGAACTTCAAGTACAATATTGGGAGTCGAACTCGACAACATAATATAGTATAATAAAGAGTACTCTTGCGAGTACTCTTTTATAAGCGTTATAAATAACTATAATGATTATAAAAGAGTAATATACTTACATAAAGAAATTATGGCAGAAGATAACAAATTATTTGGATTCTCGTTTAAACGTAAGAAGTCCGAAGAAAAAATTAAAGCTAACACGTTTGTGCCCGACAATGAAGACGGTGCTTACCAGATATCTCCGTCTGGAGCATACTTTGGTCAGTATACTGATATAGATGGTAACCAATTCAAGTCTGACTCTGAGTTAATAATGAAGTATCGTTCAATATCTAGCTATCCTGAGATAGATGCAGCTATTGAAGATATTACAAATGAAGCCATTACTACAGTTGGTGGTGAAGTTATCAAGTTAAACCTTGACGATTTAGAGCAAGCTGATAATGTTAAGAAGCTTATCCAAGAAGAGTTTAAAACTGTATTGAAACTATTAGATTTCTCTGATACAAGTTACGACTTATTCAGACGTTGGTATATTGACGGCAGATTATTCCATCATGTTATAATTGACAAGAATGGTTCGAATGGTATTCAAAAACTTGTTCAAATTGACCCCACAAAGATTCGTAAGGTTAAAGAGATCATTAAGGAAAAAGATCCCTCAACTGGTGCAGAATTAGTACAAGAGGTGAGTGAGTATTACCTTTATCAAGATCAAGAGCATGTTAATAACTCCGAGGGGTTGAAGATCTCTACAGATGCAATTATTCAAGTGAACTCTGGTTTATTGAATGACACAAGAGATAAGGTTGTGGGTTACTTAAACAAAGCTCTAAAACCTTTGAATCAGTTATCTATGATGGAAGACTCATTGGTTATCTATCGTGTTTCAAGATCTCCAGAACGTCGTATATTCTATATTGATGTTGGCAACTTGCCTAAGGGTAAGGCTGAAGAGTACTTAAACAACACGATGAATAAGTATCGCAATAAGATTGTATATGATCCAACAACTGGTGAAGTTAAAGATCAGAAAGATCATAAGAGTATGATGGAAGACTTTTGGTTACCTCGTCGTGAAGGCGGCAGAGGTACAGAGATTACTACATTACCAGGTGGTCAAAACTTAGGTGAAGTAGAAGATATTATATACTTCCAAAAGAAATTATATAAGTCGCTGAATGTCCCTATATCTCGTTTAGAGGCAGAATCTGCATTTAACGTTGGGCGTTCATCGGAGATTACTCGTGATGAGTTGAAGTTTCAGAAGTTTATTGATAGAGTGCGTACTAAGTTCTCTGGATTATTCTATGAAGTATTAAAGAGACAATTGATCCTTAAAAAGATTATTGTTCCTTCAGACTGGAAGAGTATTAAAGAAGATCTTGATATTGAATTCATTAAAGATAACTATTATGCAGAGCTTAAAGATGCAGAGATTCTTAAAGAAAGAGTTGAAACATTACAAATAATAGATGAGTATGTTGGTACATACTATTCTAAAGAATGGATTAGAAAGAACATTCTTAAACAAGATGAAGAGATGATTGCAGAAATTGATAAACAAATTGAAGCTGAACCTTCAGAAGATGAAGATTTTGATGAAGAGTAGATATCAATTCTTATAAATATATTACACAGAGGAAAATATTATGGATTTAAATAATTTAATTGACGCCATACAAACTGGTGACGTGCAGGACAGCAACAACGAGTTTAATGGGTTGATGTCTGATAAAATTAATGTAGCATTGGACACACATAAACAAGAGTTGGCTGGCCAAATGTATGGCACTGCTGATAAAGACGCAGATGAAGACATTTAAAGAATCATTTAACTTAATAATCGAAAAGAAACTGAAGTTGCCATCTGGTGAAACTGTAGAAAAGGAATTTACCAAGTTAGGTAAAGATAAGAAGACTACTGCAGTGATTACCAGTAAATTTAACTTGTATATAGATGATCAAAAACTTGATAAATTCAAGTCGCTTAAAGATGCTGAAAAGGGTCTTAAAGATTTTTTAAAAGTAATGGGAGTATAGTAGTGAACTTAACAGAAGCATATAATGATATGCAAGTAATCATTGAAAAGAAGTTTGATGAAAAGAAAGCTGTAAAAGCGCTTGAGGATATTCTAACTGCTTATGCCCAGGTCAAATATGTTGGCACCACTAAAGATATTCATAAACGATGGGATGATATGTGGTACACAACGTATACCACTTGGTTCTCATCAGATGATATGAGAGAAAGAGGTTTACCAACATCGTTAAAAATAGGAAAATAGTATGAACATTCATGAAGCATATAACACAATTAATGAAGGCAAGTTGGATGATTTTGACAAAGCCTATGATGTATATCATAACTCATTAAAGGGGTTAATTAAAGCATTTAGTAATGCAGCTACAGATAAGAAGGCTGTCAACAAGATGAAGAAAGCAGTTCAAGATATAGAAACAGCTATAGACGCTGGGAAAATGAAGGATTAGCATGAAGTTAATAGCAGAGTATACAAATGAAGGATTAGGTTACTCTATTACCGAAGGAAAGAA